TTCAGCAGTTTCAGCGTTAGTTTCCGCTGTTTCTGCTGCTGTTTTTGCATTGGTTGCTGCAGTAGCTGATGCAGCTGATGCAGTGACATCCAGACCAGTTTGCACACGGTCAGCAGCAGTTTGCGTCTTATCACTTGAAACTTGTGCGGCATCTGTAGCGACTTGAGTTGCGTCACTCGCAGCAGCAGCGGCTGAATTGCTTGCCGCTGTTCGGTCTAAGCCTGTTTGGACACGGTCAGCAGCGGTTGCAGCTGCATCGGCGGCTGTACCAGAGGCTGACGACACGCTTGCGGCTGCAGCGTTTTCACTAACCAAAGCTGCTGCGGCAGAAACTGCAGCTGCGTTTTTACTCGCGAGTGCAGATGCAGCAGAGGCTGCGCTATTCGTTTCGCTTGTTGCAGCAGCTTGCTCTGAAGCTAGGGCAGCGTCTGCTGATGCGCTAGCCGAACCTTGGATTTGGGTAGTCGTACCGTTGTCTTTAAAAAAACTAGATTTGGCTGCCATGTCTTTTGTCCTATTTAATCAGCGTATGTGTAAGCTGGCTGCATTACTTGCGTACCGCCGTTCAGCTCTTGGTCATTGCTCTGTTCTTGTAATTCGTTGAGGAACTGGTTGAACTTGCTTTCGAACACTGCAGAGCGTTCGTCCAAATAAAAGTCGGCACTGTAAGCCAATGCACCGTAGGTAATTAAATCAGGTGCAACGGCTGCCAGCGCGTTCTCATCGCTATCTGCGGTCATTGGCGCAAACTCGCTGTAGTAATATAGAACCAAGTTTCCTGATGTGGGTTGTGGATGGAGAATTAGGTTCTGCTGTTGGCGAGTGAAATACTTTGGCGTACCCAATGTTGGATTGACAGTGTACGGCCTCATTTTTCCCATAGGGATGCGCTGCAGCTCCGTATCATCTAAATAAAGGCTGATGATTTCTAGGAAATCTGTTGGCAGTTGTATTTGAGAGGTTACGCCTGAGATTGCGTAGGTTGACACACTCTCGTTAGCGGGTGTGCGCAGTTGACGCTGAATACGGGCGATGGATTGGTCAATGAATGTTGTTGTAAGGGCTGGCGTTATATCCGAACGGTTCAGTAGTGCCTCGAAGTGGGATTTTATTTCGCCATAATTCATAATTTAAGCCCTGCCCGTTTTCTTTTTTGTTGATTTCGCTGTCTTTGCTGCCTCGCGAAAAGCAGCATCTGTCGGCGCACCTTTGCTGCCAACCTTGCGCGGCGTTTTACCCGCAGCACGGCGTTTGTGGATGTTTGCATAAAGACCGTTACCCATTAGTAACCACCTTTAGTTTTCTTCAGACACTTGCCAGCTTTTCGGCATTTCGCCTTTGTCTTGCATGATTTGCATAAGTTCATGTCGTTCTCCTAAATGGTTTTGTCGGTGGTTAAAAAGCCGTCCAAGTTTTCAGCCTTCAATCTGGCAACAATCTCTGCGCCTGTGATGTTTCTATCGGACATGATGTCAAAGCCTTCTCGCATCCACTTTTCGACCACTACTGTGGGAATGGATGCCACACGCATGAAATCGCCTTCGCGTTGACCACGGCTGGCATCTCGCTCTTTCTTGAGGCCATCCAGATACCATTGAGGTATGTGCTGCGTGTGTTTTCGGGTTAGTGTTTCGTCATCTTCTTCAACGAAATCGGTATTGATGCCGATAAGGTTCGTGTCACGTTTTGACATGAGTTCTCCTATTGGTGTTTTTATGTGGGGTGTTAAGAGAGACGAGAGGCGCGACAAGGAGAGCAAATTCGCACCCCTCGCCCTCTAACTGTTTAGCTTAGGCCAGTAATCATACCTGAGTCTGAATACGACATATGCTTAAGTGAGTATTCACCCACGATTGCATGACGGTCACCATCTTGCAGCTTAGCCAACAGTGTCCGTGTAAACGGACGCAGTACGCATGAGCGGAACATGGTTGGGTCGATAAGCAGAGCGTGAGTGCTTAAAAGGTGACGGTTCAAAATGACGCGGTATTCACCGTATGGGCTGACATAGAGATCAATCGCATTGACTAAAGTCTTGTTGTTGTCATTGATTTCACGGCTACGCCCAGATGCCGCCGTAAAGCCCGCAACAATCTGTGCGTCTTTTGGGGCGATCATAAAGGTGTTCGGGTCTGAACCATTGTTGTAACAATCCTCACCCAGCTCCAGAAGCTTTGCCTCTGTCAGCGGGTCGGTAGCGTTGGGGCCAGCAGTCACTGTTGTAGAGATTTGCGGCATTACGCTGTCCATCTCACGGGCTGTGGTGGCGTTACCAGTTACCTTGGTATTGTCTTGTCCAACATACGCAAATTCTAGGTCGCGCTTGATGGATTTTAGGGCTTTCGACAGCTGATGAGCCGTTTCTTTTGCTCTACCGTGTAGCCTTATAGAATCTGCCGTAGCAGTCACTTCGAATACGTCGCTCAGAATTTGTGTATTGTTAGTGCGTAAGGTTGTTGCAGTACGAGCAACGTTCACAAAATCTGCACCCTCGACTTGCGCATTATTTTGCGCATTTGGAAGTGCATCTTCCATCCATTCGAAAACGCGAGCATTCACTTTTTCGGATTTAATAAGGGAAGTAAAAGGTGTGTCTGTGGGAGAAATGTTCGTGATAATCGAACTGACATCCTCCGCTTTGCCTACCTGATCGTAGGTGGAAAATTCATTTGCCATGTTAGTTTTTTATTCCTTCTAGGCTATTGGGTTTTATGTTTCCCAACGCTTGAGAAGAACTTCGGCAATATCGTCTATGTCATTTCCTGCAGACTGGGCCAGCTTTGCCTCTGCATCTTGGATGCGCTTGGCTCTGAGCTGGGCGTTATTCGCTGGTGACTTATTAGATTTAAGCACCTTTTTAGCGACACGCTTTTTCTTAGTGGTGGTGACTTGCTTGGCTTGGTCGTAAAGACGAGCCTTGTTAAGCACCTTAATAACCACAGGGTCTACGTAGTTGTTGACTTGTTCTTCGGGCAATCCAAGCCCGATGGCATATGACCTGATATCGTCATAAAGCTGGTTGTTCCATTCAGGGATATCCTGCTCCAGCACTTTAACAGCCTCTTTGGCTGCTTCTTGCATCTTTGCGAGTTGCTGTTGCTTTAATCCATCATAAAACTGATTTGCTTCTTCTTTGATAAATTTCAAATCATTGTATGCGTCCTGAGCTTCTTTGCGTAGTTGCGTGAAGTCAGCGTCATCCAAATTCTTAGAAGCTAAAATCATGTCAACTTCTGAATAAGGTTGGTAGCGTTCTTCAGCCTTCTGCACCATACGCTGCAGGATAGCATCGGTTTTGCCGATATTGTCTTCAGCCTCTTTGCGTTGAGCTGCTACTTCTTGAGACTTTCGGGTCAACGAGGCTTCAATGCCGTATAGACGCTTCAAATCTTTAATAGATGCCTGTTTGGTTTCGCCATCGACTAAAATATCAACGAGAGCTTCGTCATCGATTTCGACAACTTCTTCTTCGTCATCCTCTTCGTCTTCGGTTTCTTCCTCTTCTTCGTCAGGGTCTATCTCTTCATTTTCATCGTCTAGTTCGACTTCTTCAATCGCCTCATCTTCCTGCTCTTGGACATCCTTAGTCTCGTCATTGTCCTGAGCAGTAGCCTCTTCCGTAGCTTGTTCTGATGGCTGGTCACCAGCGTCTTCCCATCGCTTCAAAAGGGCGTCAGCCGCTTCGTTAACATCTAACGCTTGCGGCATCTGTTCTTGAGATGTCTGCACGTTATCCATAGTGCTATTCTCCACTGTTATCGTTGGCCTCAGTTTCACGCTTGGTCAGTATTTCGTCACGAATTGCCACACGCTGCTTTAGCGTATGGACAACTCCGACTAGACCTCTGTAGTGAAAATAAGACTGTTCTCTTTGGTCGGCTTCTTCAGGTTTTGAGTTAACAAATCCCTGAAACGCCTCTTCTACCAAACTGTTCACAATGCTATTGAACGTATTGTTTTTCAATAACTCTTCAGCCTGATTGCCTTGATCATACAAGGCGTCTTCATCTTGCATTTAATTGTCTCCTTAAAGTGTTTTGTTAACCAGTAGGACTGACGATGCCTCGTCTGTC